AGAGTTGTTTCATCTGCAGCTACGATCACAGGTTCGATTGATGCCATCGCATAATCTTTAAGATCTTTTACGATAGATTTCTTAGTTGCTGCGTTTAATTGTGTACCAGATTTGGTCTTGATCGCAATATAAACCTTCCCATATACTGGTGGAGTGAGAGTCTCTCCTCCATATGCCTTAACTGCCACTGCAGCAGGGTATACCATCTGGGTGATAGTTTCATAGTCCTGCTCGGTAACTGCCCTGTACTGGGCACTGTAGAGTCTTGGAGCACGATATTTGATCGTGGTGATGTCCTCTTCCTCAACACCATCTCTGGAGTTCTGTAGGGTATTAATACGAATAGCATTTGGGTCAATTAATCTACCTTCAGAATCAATAAATTCACCAATGCTGTAGAATAATTTACATCCATTACCAGCAGATCCTCTGGTCTTAATATATGAAAATGTAATATATTCTCCACTGATTAATTTTCTACCAATAACTCCATCACCAAAAATAATTCTATATTTGCCGTCTTCGATTTCCTCTAGGAAGTAAATTCTAGAAGTTGAGTCTAAAGTTGTAACGTTCTTAACAAGAGTATAGGTATCAATTTCTTGTGATTGTTCTGAAGGTTTGATGAAGACCTCTAATAGGTTAGTATCAACGTCATTATTTGGGACGACATATTCCTGTTGGATACTATTATCAACTGTGTAATTGTAGGTTAATCTATTTCCCTGATATACAATTAGGTTGGTGAATGTTGCAATTCCAGTAATTGGTTCTACCTGGGCAATTTCATTTTTTAGGGTGCAGAATGTAAATGATTCATTATCAACAGTACTAACGAAATTATCTCCAGCACGTAGAGTTACGAACTGTGGATATGTGCCATTTGGTGTCAATTGAGTCTGCATCTGAATCTTGATACATGCTCTAGATGCTTTAATTGATGCAGGTGTATAATTTAATAGTTTTGCAATTTTTACAACGTTGTCTCTAATTGTTGCACTTTCCAAGAAGAGTTCATTAACTGCCATATTCGCATTGAAGGCAGTATAATATGTGTTATACGCAAGAGTATCTAACAGATAAGAAGCTGCAGAACCTTCGAAATCATAATCAGTGAACTCAGTTCTTGTTCTTAAGTATGATTTGATTGATTCCCTTATCTGAAAGAAATCTAATGATGTTAATCTACTTGGTACTCCTGTCATTTTTATGCCTTCGTTAGAATGAAGTTTAGACTTTTAACTAATGGTTGTCCAACGATCACGTAGGTCATAGTGACACTAAGTGAATTAACATCGTAAGAATCATCATCTAAGTCAATACTAATAACTTTAATACGTGGTTCAAAGTTTAGTAAGGCAATTGTAATTTCATCGACAATTGCCTGACTATTAAATGGATTGAAATTTTCGAATAACAATCCTCTAAGTTGACTTCCAAATTGTGGTTGGAATAGTTTTTCTCCCTTTGCGGTTAAAACTATATTTCTAACCGATTGTTTGATTGCCTCTTCATTCTTTACCGTAGCAAAATCACCAGTGCCAGGATTAGACTTAAATGAAATACTAAAGTCTTTGTATCCTCTACTGACAAAATTGTTAGATCTTGAACGATTTTTGGCCATTTTTATTCATGCCATCTTTCTACGTAATCATCAAAACCACCAGCTCCACCACAGGGACGAGAATATCTATCTTCAGGGATATCATATTGTAATTTTTTTAGATATCTTTCACTTCCATAATCAGTGATTAAGCAGTTAGTGCCATAATTTTTCATCATATGACTGATATCTCTATCAGGATTTGGGTGAATTGCCATAAAATTTCTAAAAAGGACTTGGTTAGAGAACTTTTTAGGAGGTTGCTATCTCCCAATTCTATTTATCAAGAAAAAAGACCCCTATTGGAGTCTATACAAATATTATTTTCCTTGCCCACGATACTTTTTACGTGCTTTATTACGACTAGTAGCAGCATATTTAGTGCCGAGTCCCATTCCCTGTCGTGACTTTTTGGGGTTTGCAGGAACATAACCAGATTTCGTCAGTGAACCTTTAGATTTTGCCATAAAATTTCTCCATCAACTTTTGGATTACTACGATGATAGCACAAGTGGTGCCCCATATGCAACCACTGAACTGCATGGATATGAAAAGAATGGCATTCCAAATCCTAATGGATCCAGTACTCTAGCTACAGGTCTTTTCAATGCCCATACGGTAATAGTAGTTGCTTGTACCACACGAACATGCCCCACACCACCCATATCTTCAATAGTTAGAATACTACATGGAATTGGAGTTGGAATTACACACATGCCTTTTCCACATGGGCATAGGTATAAAACTAGGTTGGTGCATGTTGATGGGTGTGGGATGAATGCATCAAAACTAAGCATGATTGGTAATTTATGAACCAAAACCAATGCATTAGATACTGTTAGTGGTGAGATTGGTATTAGTGGAAAAGGTGGCCACCAACAAGTTGTATTCTTTTCTACAATTGAACGTGGAATTGGTGGTGTTCCACAACTTTGGACACTATGCACTGCAGGTGGAATACAAATCCCGTGTCCACTACAGGGCAATCCTGCATGAAATGATACTGGTGAAATCCAACCTTTCATACTAGTTAGTTGCGTTTAAACAAGATTCAAAATAAGGATTGCCTAAATTGTTAAATGCCTGAGCATATACTTTAGCACTTCCTGTAGAATAGTTCTTGATAGTGACCTTTCCCTGGAATGGACCCAATCTCACTAGATCATTATTAATTGCAATTTGAGTGGGGTCAAAGGCAATCATACTATCTATGTCTGTAACTCCCTCGCAAGGGGGCATGGTATAGATGTAGTTCTGCCACCTAGTCTGCTGTCCTGCTCCATTTCCATTTTCGTCATAACCCGTATATTTGAAGAAGAGACCATTTGGATTTGTACTTGCATCATAGACATAATGATCCCATGATGTTGATGGTTGATTTGGTCCAGTGTACTTTGTTCCAACTGCTGCTCCACCACCTAACCAAAAATAATATAATCCAGCAAGAGTTCCTGCTGTTCCTGCAAGTGTATTAGATGGTTGTCCAATCCAAACATTATATGCTTCATAAACTGTTAGATGTGTGTAGTCATATACATTTTCATCTAATCCAATTGGATAAAATGATATATCACCATCTGCTGCTCTGAAGCACCTACCATCATAATTACCCCTGGTGCAGTGCCAAGTCTTAACACCAGCTGCTGCAGGTCTAGGTGCTAATTTTTTGGGTGCTTGTAATCCTTTGAGTTTATTGATGAAAGCAGTATTCTGTGCGGTAGAAGATGCAGATCCAGTAAAATCACCATCTACTTCAATGTAGATATTAAATGAATCGGATTCTTTCTTACTAGCACAATACTGATATGGCATGTATGCATAGACTTTTTTTGTATCTCCAGCACCTACAGTATACGCACATGGAATATCATAGAATCTAGTTACTTTGTATAATTTTGGTTGTTGCATCTTTAGGCACTGAAGATTCCCAGCAGGATTAAATGCACCATAGAGACCACCTGCATTGTCAGCAGTTTTTCCTAAATTTGTAATTGCTTGTTTCCCTGTAGTATTGAGGAAAGAGTAATTATTTTTGAATCCACCAGTTTGATCATAATTGATCACATGCCTGAAGAAATCTGATGTATATGTGTTCAGTGGATCCCAAGTTGAAAATGTTGGGTTTGCACATGAAGTTGGAATTCCCAAACAAAACTCCATGTAATTCTCAGGATCTATATCTCCTGGACCCTTAATGTATCCAGTGTAGATTGTTCCTGTAACTCCATCATCAAATTTCTTAAAAGCATCTTTAATCCCACTTGTCAAGTCAGATGACCTAAATGCTTTACCTAGATCATTAGAGACATTTGATGATTGGCCAATAGAAGAAAGAACCCCAAGAAGTTTGTCTTGAGAATTTTTACCTGTTGCTAATAGATCTTCTCCAATATCTTTTCTGGGGGAGTTATCTTGTACAAACTTATGTGGATCATACACAATAACCTTTGGTGGACTTTGTTGATTGTATCCACTACCAGATTCTAGAATCTTAACAGATTGAATGCAACCCTCTGCACTCAATCCTGTGATTTGCACATTTGCTGGTTTTAATTTTAGGGAAGTTTCATTGATAGTAACTCCATTCTTGACTTGTTCAGTTACACCTTGCCCCACAGTTTTGTAACTGGGATTTTTTGTCCAAGTTAATGTTGTACCAGTTGTATCAATAATTTGATTTTTTAGATAATATGTTCTAGTATTTTCTATATCGGCACTTGTATTCTCAGTTGGAGGTGACATAATCTCCACCCTCGCATCTGTAGAATATCCATATCCACCATTGTGAATGATTAGATCCGATACTTTTCCATTGTTATCAACAACAGCTTCGATGTCTGCCTCATCCATCGTTCTTTTAGGAACGGCAGCATCTGCATATAATTCAACTTTGTAGTATGATACCTTCTTTTTAAATTCATAGACACCAAAGATAGCACACTTGTTCTCAATTCCATATCCTGCTAGAGCAACAAATGATGCTGGGTATGATGAATTGTTATTTGTGTAGACACTTCCATAAGTGAATGTACTGCCATCTAGACCCTCTGTAGCAGGTGACAGACGAATGAATCCAGTAGTCAACTCATCACCCATATAACGGTGCTCTGTGACTCTCCAACCATTCACAATATCACCTTCTGTCATGTTGAAGGATCCAGCACTATAACGGAAGAATATAATCTTATCGTCAGTTCCTGCTGTCAGAATATTCTGATCCTGCCCTTCATCATTTTTTACATCTGTATAGATTCTACTTTTCTTCGTCTTCCATACATTCGGACGTAACTGATAGTAATAACGATAAATCCAAGGATCTGATTCTGGACAAACTGATGTTCCTCCTTCCCCACCTCCAGTCTCGATGCAGCAGTTCCCAGCACTATCTTTCTCGGTCATCATGCGAACACCGTACAGAGGTCCATTCCAGGGGTCTGTGGTGTCATATAGGTAGTAGAAGAACTGCGAATCGTACAGATACTTGGTTCCAATGAACCTTGGAAGTGCTGCCTTCACTGGTCCAAACTCACCATAGAGGAATGTGAAGTTTGCTCTCTGATCATTAATGAGATAATTTCGAGTTGCAATCAAAGAATAACGTGCAGCAGTCCAATTTGTACGGGTATTCCCAGTTGCAGTACCACCATTTACATCAGTCAACCACCCATAAAGGAATGATGTTCCTGCATATTGTGGTTTACCAATCTCAATAACACGTTTTGTATCCGTACCAGACATTCTTTCAAACGTCCAGCACAGAATTCCCATGTATGTGTACTCGTCTCCACGGTCAGGATCCTGTCTATCATCACCAGGATACGGTGGACCTAGAGCACCAGAGTTGTATTCTTGTAGATTAACCTCAGTACTAGGTCTTAATGTATAGAAACTATCCTTTCCTGAGGAGTTGTAGTAGTAATAGACTGGTTTTGCTACCTCACCAATCTTAGAATTTGAATATGTTTGAGCTGCAGAATATGAAGTGAACACATACCCCATGATACTTTGTTGGGTATATCCACTTTCAGAGGCATTTAGACTATATTTGTGATCAGTATTTGCGGAACTATAGTGTCGATAGAGTGGAACAGAACCACTTACCTGACTTGTCATGACCGTAAACACGTATTCTTGATTGGAACGTGGTTCACGATTGTATGAACGAGGTTTTTCTGAGTCGTCAGTGGTGTATAAATGGTCTACTGCACGACCATCGTACATTCGATAGACCTTACGACGGGTAGAAGTGGATGCAAGTACGACTTCTTCTGGGTCTCCGATGTAAAATACTTCATCTTTGCCGAACAAATACGACCCTTTTCCCTGTCCATACAGTTCAATATCTGCTGTATCCCAATTTACGGGGTCTGGATATCCTCTTCTCGTCTCGTCAATATAGATCGGCATTCCAAATTAAGGTTTTTCGTCGATTCTATTTAGTCGAGAGTAGATATCGTCGAACAATTCCTTGATATTTAGATGATTTTCCTGCCCATCAGGACGATATTTGATCATGTCAGGACCAGGCTCGGGGAATTTTTGTAGAAAATCTTCAATTGCCTTGATTCGATCCGCAAGATTGTTCAGTGATTGGGCAATAATACCATGACAGTACTCATTTTCTTCCCACTTATCCGCAAATTCAGGAATATTTTCAGTAGGATAAGTGTTTACTTCTCCAATATTCTCAGTAGTTTCCGCATAAGGGTAATAATCTGATTCCATTCTTCACTCCAACGACGTTTTTTACGGTTTTTTTCACTCGTTCACTACTGGAGTCAGAAGAATACACTCTCCATCCAAGGAATAATCGAACATATCACCCTCAACAAGTCCCAATTCCTCTACAATTTCCTCAGGAATGGGACACAGAAGGTTACCTGACTCATCTTCTTCTAAGGTAACAACGAATTTTTTTGACATAGACATGATTGATAACTTTTTTATATATCAATCGATGTATTTCTCATTTCTCCACACTGTCTGCAACTTGAGTTCAGTGAGAAGTGTGTCAACATTCCCATCATCTTCAGCAATTGGTTGAAGAGTATTGATCAAAAGGTTGACTTCCTCTGCTGTAAGGGTAACATTCACAAGTTTTTTCTGACGAAGTTTCATGGTAGGTGTCATCTCTAATAATACTTATACGAATTGTGAGTGGTGTCGGAGTGCCATGTGGACCCTCTTGTACATTGTGGACCCCTCATAGAAAGGATCCATCCGAGATTCACTAAATGCTAACTGGTGAATGATTTGATTGTCTCCAACATACACAGCACAGTGATTGGGAATCTTACTTGCGAGACAAAACAGTAATCCATCTCCAAATTTAAGATCACTGAGAGGGATTTCTCTCCAACCCTCTTCTTCCATGAGATCCAAGTACCAGGAACTCTCACGACGGTCCCACCAGTTGAAATAGGTGTCGATACCCTCGTCCTTTCGCATCTCGTCATACTGAGGGAACAGATCGATTCCGAGTTCCCCTTTGAGGACCTCCTGTGCCACTGTGAAGCAATTCGAACCACCATCATGGTCCCAAGGTTTTCCAACGTAATCCTGTAGGGGCATTTTTACCTCCGAAAAAATTTTGAGATCTAGGTACTTAAAAAAAGATTTATGATATATCGAGGGGGGGTACTAGGGACCGTTATAGATTAACAGTGTCTTTGCTTTTTATAGTCGAGGAGGGGTCAGAATGCCCCTCCAAGGTCACTCTAACTAGATCAGAAGTCGATATACTCCAGAGTCGGAGATGGCACGTCTGAGGGCATCTCAGAGGTCTCTACAGTGTCAGAGGTGAGGGCATCGAGAATCGAGAGAATCTCAGCACCAGTGTTACCCTGACGCAGCATGTTGATCATCACTTGCTTAGACATAATGAGTTCGTTCGTTGTTAGTTAGTGAGTGTGAAGTGTGGTGAGTTTAGTGTCATCACCAGGACAGATCTTTAGGCAATACGCATACCCGAGAAGAAGGGAATCGTGCCATAGTCGTTAGACTTGAAGAACCATTCTCCTTTCTTCTGGAATACACCTTCACCAGGAATACCATGCTCGGAGAGAATAGCATTCAGACGGGACTTTGTGGTAGGAGTTTGCCAACCACCATCGAACAGTTCGATATAGGTAGGACCGATCTCAGCAATCAGATTGCCATGCAGATAAACCTGAGACTTATCATGACCAGAGAAGTACAGAACCTCGGTGTTATCGAGTTTCCAATCTTTGCCAGCAGTGATAGCAGCATTCATCAGACGTTCGATCTTACGCATGGGAGACGATTGAAGGGGGTTTGGAGTTATCGGGGTGGTGGGTTGTTTCCCTTCCCTCCGATGCACTTAATATAGGGCATTTAGAGGGGTCTGTCAAGCAGTTTGGGATAAGTGTTGCTTATGTGGGTGATAAGTGATCCTGATGGGGTGGCATCTTGACAATCTCGGAGTTTCGTGGTATTGTCGGCTTAACTTACATCAACCAGACCTATTTCTCTCTCTATTGAACACACTACCTATATTTTTTTAGGTATTTAATTTTCCACAGGTTTTTCCACAATTTTCATACTTTTGTGGAAAACATTTCCGCAACTAACTCATTCACATACTTTTCGAGTTGTGTATCATCTAAAGGGAGAATCTCTTCTAGGATGATTTCCTCTAGATTGTCTTCGTTGATGTTAGTTAAGATGCGGTTCATTTCAATCATAGAATCGGTTGGACTTTTCAAAGAGTCGTCTATCCAAATGATCGAGGTATTGATCAGGTGTTAGCATATCATCCCAATCTAGATCTTCCCTCTCAATGTAATCAGTGTTATAGTAATCGTGATTCATCTTGTTAGTATTGGTGTTCATGATAGTGTTAATGATCAGAGGTACATATCAGGATCAATGCTATACTGTTCGAGCAATTCAGGATAGCAATTATTCACATCTTCTACAATCTCATTATCAGTCATTCGTTCCATATTCTCACAGATCATATCATAAGCAAGTTGAACAAGTGTTTTCAAATCCATGTCATCTACGACCAGTTCAGCATAATCGGAGATGAGAGAATCACGATCGAAGGTGTTAGTCATTTGTTCGTTGTTGATGATTTCAGTGTACAGATCTTTGCTCATTTGTGAGTCTTAAATGTTGGTTTCTTGTTGAATAGTATAGATCGGATTTGTTGTGTTTGTGTCCGAACTTGGTTCGTTTGACGTTGCTCCCGACTCATTTGATTTCACCTTGCAGAGTGTTACCAATCCAAATGAATGTGCTTCCTACGTTATACCTGAACTGTGGTGAGAGAATACACAGCAGGACGATTAATAGAGTTGCGAGGTTCAGCATGTTGGGAGATTTGCAGGTTAATTTGCGAGACATTTAATCAGAGATCTTCGAGCATTTCGTTGATCTCAATGTGATTAACTTTCGAATCGTTCCACTTCACACCGTCAGGAGTTTCCTTCGAACCACAATCATACAGACCAGCAATCAGATCATCATAAGAGGTGCAATCCTTTGCAAAATCATACAGACTCTCATCATTTTGAATCCAGAGAGCAACATTCCAGGTTTCGTAGTTAGTCCAACCGTTGTAACCTTTGTCAGCAATGTTGGTTTGGAAAGTGTTAGTCATTTGAGGATGTTAGTGGTGGGGATCTCTCTCAACCCCCGATGAACATAGTATGGCAGGGATCAGGGGGAAAGTCAAGGGGTTTTGGATAAGTGTTGCTTATGGGTCTGATAAGCAGCATTTATGAGTTTTTACTTGCGAACTTCCGCATTTGGTTGTTCAATAGCACGGAACAGTTCCGCATCACGTTGAATCAGAAACACGTTCCAACCGATCATCACAACCAGTGCAAAGATGCCAGCACCAAAATACTTGGGTTTCATCAAAGTTCTCCGAAATTGTTGACAATGAAATCCTCTAAAACGTCAGACTCACTCTCACTGAGTCCTAACACATATTCCTCAATGATTTGATTGAGCAAGTCGTAATCGTTGCGACATTCTTGTTTCAGAATGTCAATCATTTGCATTTGTTTGTTCACTTCTTCACTCCTTTACGGGTCAGTTCATCATCAATCATCTCGAACACTTGTTCACAAATATAGTCGGAATCTTCGACTTCATTGAGAACATCAGCACACACATCTACAGGCAGAGGTGTTTCTTCTAGTGTATCTTCATCAATCAGGAATACATCTTCCATTGTGAAGATAAATGCAGCAACAGGTGCATCTGGTCCCTGTTGATCTATCAGACGAGCAACAGATTGTTGGAGTTGTTGAAGAGTTCGTGCCATGTTAGTTTAGATCAGACGAGGACAAGTGCAGGAGCAGGTTGTACCTGATAGGTGAAACCTTTGGCAGTGATAGAAACTGCGTGAGCAGGTGCACCCAGTTCGTCTACAACTTCCCAAGAATCTTCGGTCTCTTCGATGACAACATAACCGAAAGTTCCAGCATTAGAAAGTTGCTCAAGACCACAACGTTCGGCACGTCGTTGTGTGCTGAATCGTTCTTTACGATTCCACCAACCGTTGCGAGCAACATCATCAGAAGGACCGAAAGTGATGCAGATAAACTCAGTCATTTGTTTGTGTGTTGAGTGTAAAGAATGAATCAGTAGTGTGCTTCGGAGTAGTCAAGTTGTGCAGAGTATTCTGCAATTTTATCGAAACACTTTTTACGGGTTTCAGTGTCAGCACCTTGCATGAATGAGAAGCAATACTTCATGCGTTGCTCAGGATGTGCGTTGATTCGATCAATCTCAGCACGTTGCTTTTCACGGTAGGAATTATAAGCAAACATCTCACGATCTGCGAAGTTGGTTGTGAAATAGGGGTGCATTGCGTTCCCTTTGGTTGATGAACATAGTATGGCACGGATCAGGGGCAGAGTCAAGCATTTTCTGATCAGTGTTGCTTATGGGTCTACCTGCTACCCATAACTTCTCTGCATGTCTTAAATTGCACCCATTCACTATCACTAAAGTTGTCAGATGCGTATGGGATACCAACTAACTCAGAACAATAACGATCCACATATTCAGGATTTGGGATCGAATTTGCTTGCTTTGCTGATAGGATGGCAGCAAGTAAAAATTCAAAAGTCATCAACCACCACCGTACACATAGTCTACAATACCAGCAGGATGATTCACACCTTCGATAACAGTGAACTTTGCATACTTATCGAACTCTTCAGCATGATACTCACTGAACTCAGCAATAAAGAACTCTCGTGCCAATTCTTTAGACTCAGCAGCAATAACTACCATGCCAGAGGTATAATCAGACAGAACTTCGTTGATGATATACAGATTCATGATTGCGACTCAGTATGCAGAAACAGTGGTGAAGATGATGCCAGTCTCGTTATAACGAAGGTCTACATCACACTGATACTCTTCACTCAAATTATATGCCAGATCGTATGCTTTATCCAGATCAGTGGTAGTGTTCTCCCAGGGAGCAGCACTGCACTTAACGTCGATTCGCATTTGCTTGATTTCGTTTGATGTGATTAGTATGGCAGCAAATGGGGGGCAATGGGGAGAATGGTGGACACTTTGAGCAACTGGCACAGTGGGGAATGATGCTAGGGTCTGCTGCTGCTGTCAGTCTCGGCTGTGTCTTGCCTGAGAACCCTTGCCACCACTGGGGTCAAAACCCGAAAAATCTGCGATTCTGGGGTGAGGGTGCTAGTGTGCGTCCCCCACAATCCCAGAACCGAAAAATCAGAAAGTATAAACGAATCTCAACGAGTCATGGTAGAGATAGCAGGGAGACCTTGCACAAAGATAGTGTCAACAACACCCTGCAATCGTTTGGCAATAGCACTACCGTAGTTGGTGAACACAGGCACGATCACACTACCAAACTGCTTGCGATACAGATGACAAGCACCAGCAGGAATGCGACCCGATGCAATATCCTTGGCATCATCTTTGTCCATACGGATAACACGACCGACTGTTTGTGCCATCTCGATGATAGGCATCTGACGCAACATGATGCAGGTAGTCAGACCAGGAACGTTGATACCTTCGGACAGGATGCTATAGTGAAGGAGCACAAATTTCTTGCTAGGATCTTTGCCCCACTCGGTCAGAGTGTCAAAGAACTTCTCACGATTGACCTTTGTACGATTAACATAGGCACCATGCTTAGATGTAATGTGAAGGATGTTAAATCCACGATCTTCGAGTTCCTTAAGGATGTCAGAGTTAGTGAGCATATTCCACATCACTTTGGTGCTGGGAGCAGCTACCAACACCTTAGGATTGTCCTGCTCCAGACTATCGAGAATGTCCACAATCATGTTGCGGTCTGCCTCTGCAGCAGTGCGTTTGTCACGGGTGATGTCTACTTTGTAGGTCGAAACTTGCGGAGGAATGATGCAACCACCGTCGATCAGTTCCTTAGCACGAACGGACTCAATGATCTTGCCGTAGATACCAACATTGTTCATGCCGTTAGCATTAGGATTGCTGTGATGTTTGGGAGTAGCAGTAAAGAAATACTTGCTATCTGCGGACATCGAAGTAGCAGCAACCGCAATGAAGTGATTCTTTTGAGTAGAATTGTGTGCTTCATCGAAGTATGCCACATCGACATTCACACCAGCATCAACAACACGACCCAGAGAATTGTAGGTCGTGAAGATGATACGATTGGTGTCCGCATATTGAGTAACCCAATCCGCAATCTTCTCGGATTTGGTAGTCTTAGTGTGATGAGTTTCACCACTATGAACGTGCAACACATTGGCACTGGTGATAAACTCCAGAAACTCTGCGGAGAGTTGCTCAGCAAGCAGGATTCGGGGTGCAACAACAACAGCAACCTGACCAGGATTCTGCACAAAACGTTGCAGCAGATTCATGATCATGATGAGAGTTTTACCACCACCAGTAGGCACAATGATCTGACCGATCTTGTGCTGATTCATTGCATCGAGAGCACGGGATTGGTGAGGACGGAGTTGCATAACGAATTGATTGGTATGTGAATACAATAAAGGATCAAGGGGCAGAAGTCAACCCCCTGATCCATCAGTGTTGCTTATCAGACTGATTCAGTCAACTTATCTTTTAACTTTTGCATCGCAGAGTAACATGTAGTCTGCTCCAGTTTGACTACACTACCCACTGTCTTACTATTAACTGGTGCGTGGAATTGTTTGGTCTTGGTGTTGATGAATCCCCAGATCGACCTAACACCAGAGCACCCACAATAGTCAAAGTGATTGTCATTAACAATCCAAATTGCACTAATATTAGTCTTAAAATCGGTGCGTTCATAGTGATAACCTTCGGGTGCCTTGTGAAATAACAACTTCATGAGATTGCCTTAGGAAGACCTACAACAATGAAGAATGCTAGAAGTGCAACAATGTCCCAACACTTATTCTGGATCATGTAGGGCATTGCCAGGATGTTGCCTGCAAGGTATAAACGAGCACCAATCACCTCATCAACATACAAGGTGATTACATATGCCACACAGAGTACAAGACTGGAGATGATTCGTGCGTTGTTTGTCATCGAGTTTGATTGCGATACTTTCGTTTGGTATATTTGCTGACAATACTATCAATCACAGGATACCATGGTTCTTTATTACTAGGGTATCCAAGTTGCCGTGCTTCAGTGAGCAGCAGCATGATACAATTCTCTTCTTCTTGAGTGAGATTGAGGTAATTGATGATACTCGTTTCAGTCATTTGATGTTGAGATAGGGTTTGTTGTTAATCATGTGATCGAGAATCTCACCAATAAATTGTCGGTAAGTCTCGTCATAATTCTTGGAACACTGTTCATACGCATCGTAGAGTTTGGTATAAAGAGTGTCCCAGTGTTGCTGATTAATAACAGTCATTTGTTCTCAGTTAGATTGATCAGTCCAGCAGAGGATCTTCATTTTCGATGTCATCTTGCATGTCAAGAGGCATCATATCACGATCATCAATGTCGAGATCAAAGATCTCACCAGGCATGTCCATGATTTCGTCCCACATGTGTTTGATTTCGATTACTTTGTAATGATAGGGTGGATCGGTGCCAAAGTCAACCCCTGAACGATCAGTGTTGCTTATGGTTCACCAGTTCTTAGGCAAAGTAAAGTTATAGAACGAGAACTTCTGCCTCTTGACTAACTTGTAAGCACCGAACTGGTTAGACATAACGAAACCCTCATGTCCAGGTATAACTTCGATGCCAGTGTAGACGATCTCAGCATTAACCTGCTCAACAGATTGCATACCTTCCATGATCAGTTCCTTTGCCTTGGTGATGAGATTGAACAGCAGCAACATGTTGCCAGAGATACAATCAACAGGACGATTATCACGGATGCACTTATTAATCAGAATCTGCAGTTTTGCTACTTCTTTTGCATCAGGGTACTTAACAAAATTGCTAACCACACTTGCAAGACCAAGAATGTAATCAACTCTACGACGACGGGAGGCAACAACTGCATCAGTATTCACAAAATAAGTGGACATGAAGTTCTGTTTGAGATAGAACGGAACTCCGAAACTTGCTTCCAAAGTCTTCATCGTGTCACCATCATAAGAAGTATGACAAGCAAACACAATAGAAGCAGAATTGGGAATGGAATCGAAAGTGTAAGTAATAGTATTGGGAGTAAAAGTATTCGTACCACCAAAACCAATAAAATCACCCTGATAAACACCTTCGATCCTCGGGAAAGTTTCGAGGCAAGTGTGGAGAATCCCAGCAACTTTAGGGTTCGTGCCGTGATACTTCTCGATGTCGGCATGAGTATAATTGATCTTGACTTTCACCTTGTTGAATACACTTTTAGTACCAACAAAGAACTTGCCATTCTCAGGATTCGTGCCAAATACAATAGCAGGAGCACCATCCCACTTCACAGTGACAGTAGAATTACGATCACGGAGAAACTTGATAACATTCTGTACAGATTGCTTGCCCAGCAGCACAGAATCTTCGGGATGTTCGAGGTGTGTGTTTTTCATGTCTTTAGTATGGCACAAAAAAAGGGGGAAGTCAACCCCCCATTGATCAGTGTTGCTTATTGCTCTTCATCATACCGATAAGGAGACTTTGGATGGCATTTAGTATGAATCCAAATATAATCGTGGATTGCATCTAGATCTTCATCGTAGACCCAACTATGAAACTCATCAGGGGTCATCAATTCATCTTCAAGAATACGCAGATTCATGTTGACAAGGACACCTGAACCGAACAATTCACCATCATAATTTTCGATTAGATCATTTGCTCGTTTCCAGAGTTCATCAACTACAGATTGTTTGCGAGTAATAGTTTCAGTCATAATCACTTACCAGTCATACCACCAGGCAGGAAGTTCATCGAAGAACCATTAACAATGATCATCTTTTCGATGCCACCATTCTTAAATGCCTCACGCATAATTTCGTTGCGTTGATATTCAAGATACTGCGGAGTGATAGTCGAAGCAAGAGATTTGTTCTCGTTTGCTTTCAGTTCAGCAGTACGGTTCTTAACAATCTGCTCCTGTTCTGCGGATTGTGCAGTAACCACACGATTCACAGCAGCAACTAGATCAGCAGGGAGATCTGCCTTCACAACCACAACAGATTCGATCTGAATCTTACCTGCGAGGTTGTTCTTTTCCAGAGACAGATTCAGGTTATTCTTGATAGTATCCTGAATCTTATCGAGACTGCTGTTCACTTCCAGAGCAGGATATTCATCAACCGATTGATTCACAGCAGAGGTAATCAGTCGTTTGATAAAACTTGCCATCAGTTCAATCTGACCATTCTCACTGACACCGTGGTTCGACATATCGTACCCAGTGTAGAAGTCATAAAGACTCGAAGGTGTGAGACTGTAAGTAACAACCACATCCATATCTTTCATGATGGTGTTGTCTTTGGTCTTCGGAGTCAGATCATTAGATTGAACCGTAATCTTACGAGTATTGAACACTTTAATGCTGCCAAATCCATCGTATTTAATACCAGGAGTCAGCACTTCATTATTCACTTTACCATCGAATCCCACATAGAGACCATTCTCACCAGTGTTAATCGTGGTGAATTGTCCTGCAGTAAAGATCAGGGCAACGAGAACACCACCAACACCAAGAACAATTTTGCCAGTAGACATAGTTTAGTTAGGGAGTAAGGAACAGGAATCAGTCAGAAGTAAGACCAGCATAGATAAATGCTGCTCCTACAATTAGAATAAGAATGAGAGGCAGCATCTTGATAAAGAACAAGACAGGAAGACCTCTCGAAAGTAGAACGAGCAGGATCAAAAGTACACCTGCTCCAGTACCAAGAATTCGTGCAATCATGTCAAAGCAGCAACCTCATTCAAGAGTTTTTCAACATCAGATTCACTAAGATGACCGATAACATCATCAGTGATGGGAGTATCATAGCAGATTTGCCATTCATCTTCAACCCCTTTCAGCACGGCAAGTTCATACAGTCCAAGACCACCACCATAGGAGTTGGAAGATTTAATCACACTCACACCATAACCATTGTCAAAGAAGTGTTTTGCTTGAACACCATCCCAGCTAGGGTGATCGTCAAAGTTAAGTTCAGTGAAGTTCATAATCAGTTATGGTACAGAGTTGAGTGATACGACCGTATTGAATACCCTCAGACCATTGACCACCAGCATCAAGGCAGGATTGTTTGTTGAGAATAAACGATCGGTCTCCGTTAATAAGAAGACCGACAAACATTCCTCCAATAGCAATAAGAGTTAGAGCAATCATCAGTTCAACAAGAGTGAATCCGTTGGATTTCATTAATTTGCAGGGAATTGAATCGGTTTGTAATCATAACCAAATCCTCGGGCAGATTTGGCATTGTTCTTTACAACTTCACGCAGTTTCTTGCGTTTGTATTCTTGTTGCTTTTGCTGAGCATATTCAGCATCAGTGAGATAATCTAGTTTCATAGTCAATTAACGACGATAAGGAGAGTTCCAGTACCTACGATAGGCAACAACCATAATAATAGCAGTCGAAACCACACCAACAAGACCAAGGAAGGTGGTAGCATCACCAGCAAAAGTGTAAGTATCAGGGTTCATTTTTGGATGTCCTCAAAATCTTTGATGAATTCATTAATGCGTTTGTTTGCCTGATATGTTTGGAAAATATCAGTCACACAATAACCAAATGCGAACCATGCCGCACCTATAGTAAGAAACGTGAACATTAGAGTCCTCCTGCTTGATTAACGAAAGATTTAGCATCGCAAACTGTATCGAAGTATGCAATGGTTTGAAGATCAGTAGTAACACCACTGTCTTCAATGGCAATTCCATTCACTTTACGGAGTTCAAATCCTTCAAGAACACCACCGTAGATCTCACCAATATATTGACCATCTTTGAAGATGTATTCCTGATACTTAGGATCAGAATGATTCATCTCGTATTTGATGTCGGGCATTGCCTTCTCTTGATTACCTTTATAGTATTGCATGGGATTGGGGGAAAGTCAACCCCTCAACGATCAGGGTTGCTTATGAGTGTGATTAGAAATCCAAATAGTTATCAATTGCACGATCAATTTCAGTAGAAAGTGTCAATTTTGGAGCAATCGGATTAACTTCACCAATGTCACACTGATAATAGTCACCCAGTTTCAGTTCAATCATTGCACCATCAGCACCATCCTGATAGAGAGAACGTGCAACTTCATCTTCAATAACAACAACACGACGTGCGGTGAGATCAATCACCAGCATAAAATCGAAAGTAGAATATTGCCTGAAATCTTCAACAGTTTTCTTTTCGGAAAGAAAAGATTTAACTTTAAACTTTTTCGTCGCATTTACGTCTTTGCGTTTGTAGAATAGATTTTGACCCATTTTCATCTCAATCTTGACAGTTTGATCACCATCAATATAGATGAAGTCATAACCAGTCTTATCAACACGGATAAGATCAGAGAACTTTGAGAGTGCTTTCTCTACAGTAGTTGCACGGGCAAAGTTATCAGCATTGGAGGAGAATCCCGTATCAGAATACAAAGAATCAACCACACCAAATACTTTATTCCAATCAACACCGTTTTCAAGGTGATCAATAAGGTGAGTCATTATCAATACTCTACATCACCATATTCGTGGTCAACTGTTACATCCCAGTCACCATTATCATCAATTTCATCATCAATAGCATCATCAATCCAGTCACGGGTAAGTTCTTCACACTGGTAGATAGAATCGAGAGTTGAAATCATGGTCTCCGTTGATTACTTTTATAGAATAGTGGATAAGGGGTCAAGTGTCAACCCCTTTTACAAAACTGTTACAATTATATTTTATCGTGCGTTTTGATAGAGTTTGTCGATGATTTGCTCTGCAAAATCATAGTCATCAGCATCATTTTGATTGCGAAGACTATCGAGAAGAAACTCAAACTCAGAATCAGAGAGTCGAGTGGTCAGTGTAATAAATCCTTCAGTCATTGTTATCAGTACGCAGCAATTTGTTCGAGAAGAAGAAAACCATATTGGTCACCGTCGTCAGTATTTACCCATTCATCATATTCTTGATAAAGAGCAAGTGCATCTCCACGATTAGAATATTGTGAAAGATACTCACACCTATCAGCACCCCATTCTAATTGACTGTTGATAATCTTATCTGCGTTCTTAACAGGATCTTGAAACCACCGTTTCAAAGTTCTTTTGTTCGTCATTTGTCTCCGTTGAGTACCTATGCAATATAAAAGAAAAAGGGGAGTTTGTCAACCCCCCTTCTGATTTGTTTTTCTTATCTAAAGTCTGCAGAAACATATTCCTGGCTTTTTTAAGTTGCCGAGTTCGTGCAGATCGTTTCGGTGACTTATCGTTACGACCTCTTTTTCTTGGTGATTCGTGAGATTTTAGTCTCATTACCATTCTCCTCTGTCATCTGCGGGAAGTTGCTTGCGATTATCATATTCACGGGGAGTACGATCAAAATCACTTACATTGCCCCAATCTTTGCGGACTTTGTTACCATACTGACGTTTTTCACGAAGAGACTTAGGACGACCGTAACCGTAACCATAGTCATCATTAGAACGACGATAAGTTTTACCCATTGAAATTGTGTGTTTTTTGAACGACTCCACTACTATATAGGATTTCCTCCCCCTTGTCAACCCCCTGTCAAAAGTTTAATTCACCTGTCAGTGCTTTAGTAAACTTTTGAGTGAAATCCTCATCTGATACTTCAATAACATGCCAATCTTTATTGGGATTACCCCAATAATTTTTCTTGAATTCTTCAATATCATCATAAGTATCGAAGACTCCAGATAAAACAGGAACGTCTAAAAATTTTTGCATCAGAAATAGTTTCATTAATTTGTTTCTCTGATATATTCTTTTAATGTAGCAACAACAGCATGATAATCTTTCTGAACTTGATCATACTTCACTTTGAGTTCATCATGTTCGGAATCTACACGATAGAATAGATCCTGCAGTTGCTCATAGTCAGTTAGAAGTTGATCATACTCAGTCACAAGATCTTCATGCTTCATATGTAGACCATTGTATTCATCAATAGCAGCACGATAGTTCTTATAGATCTGCTCTTTATCGTTTTGTACATAAGCAGGATCAAGAGGTTCAATATCCTCTACAGATCCTTTCACAACTGCATCCCAAGCTTTCTCAAATGCTTCATCTTGTTTGTTAATGAAGTATTCAAGCAGATCTACTGCCATATTAAGAACTTTGGGATCTTCAACATTATCACGAATAAGATCACGAACAGTTAGATATGGTGTGATCGTATTGCTAAGATCATTCATCACTTCCCAGTAAGGACTCGTCATGTTTTTGTGTGTACTCCATTAGGATTTGTTCAAGGATAGCAGTAACCTGTTCTTCTGTCAACCCATTCAAAAAACTATATTTTGGGTCTTGAGAATCCCATTCAATGCGAATAGTTCCATCTTCATTCTCTGTCACAATCAGAGAATCATTTTCAAATTCATTAATTACTTCATCTGACATTAATAATCTCCCTCTTTTAATTTCATTTCGGATAAATGGCATTGAGTCATTGTCATTCCACGTTCAGAACCACAATACAAACAACTATCACCTCGATTTTGATATCGAGCAACTCGAACATATTTAGTTACGTATTCATCTGGAGCATATTTTTCCAGAAGATAAAGGAGACGATCAAAGTCGTCTCCCTTCAGCATTCTTTTCATTCCCCTAAACTAAAATCGGATAAATGTTGATATTTTGGATGAGTTAGTATATCAATGTGATTTTGTAACTCATACAATTCATTCGTCATTCCAATATTTTCATCCTCTAGGTATTCAACTCGTTTTTCTAGTTCATTCACCTTTTCAACAAGTTTTTTAACTATTAGATTGAGTGTATTCATATTAGTAATTGGTAGGAGTTGTACGATTTACAAAATTACCTTTACCCTCTAAAGTCTGAACCATGAGTTCGGTGAATCGTTCCATCTTCGCAGGATGAACAGAAGCAGGATCGTAAGTGATAGCATCTTTAAGTGCCTTCAGTTCGATCCATTCGTCTTGTGTCATGTTGGTTCTTTCGAGTACCATACTATATTGTCATGAAATCCTGATAAAGTGCGATTTCTTAACGTTTGCTTTTGATTTGATTAACAAAACTACATTCCAGAGTATAATCTTTCTTGTTTAGTTTATGTCGTTCGATGTATTTAGTTGCATGTGATTCATGCTGAAACCAGCAGATCTTTTTACCCTTATCTTCTTTATGTTCAAGACGATAGGGGAATGTTTCATAGGGAAACTTGGTTTCATTTGGTTCTGCCGCAACAACATTCACAGCAGGTTCTACAACCTTCTTTGCCCTAGGTTTAGTAGCAGGTTTCTTTGCTGGTGCCTTAGGTTTGGTTGTAGTCTTCTTAGCAGCAGGTTTCTTTGCTACTGGTTTGGTCTCTTCAGTCTTCTTTGCTCGGGGCATCAGTGTCCTGTCACATCGGTGTAGTCCTGCATCCTACCACATCGGAAGTGGATTCGCAACCTAGGACAATCTTCCCATGATTCTTGCCCAGCAGCAGGATACACTTCGATATACTTTGTGATATAGCATGGTTGATACTTACCATGCACACCAGTAGGTATCCATTCCCAGTTCATCCATGCTCGTTCAGGATTATAATTAGGATGCCCTTCTTCATATATCTCAAGTGTGCTACATCCAATATAACTTGGATACCATAAAAGACCACTGGGATCTAACCAGTAGTCTGTCATTGTGCCACCAATACCATCCTCGATGTCTTTAGTTTGGCACACTACATTTGTGAATTGTTCACCCAAATCATAGGACGAACGAAAGTAATCAAACATTCCCATGCTTTTCTACCGTAGCCCTCCAAAAGTCTGATGTCATGTTATTCGACCCCTCAATCTTAGCAACTACCACACCATCAATCAAGGCAATTAGAGTTGGTGTTGCAACTACACCACAATCAGTAGCAAATTGAGTCCATTGCTTACCCTCTTTCGCATTAGTGATGGTAACAACATTCTCCCAACCTTCTACCTTCTTCAGTTGTGTTTCAGCATACAAGCAAGGTCTACACCCTTCCTGCACAAATAAATGAATCTCAGTCATGTCGTTGTCATTCTTGTAAAACTATCTATGAATGTTTCCCATCCTTCATCTAGTCGTTTCTCCGCCCAACCCCATGCACCGTGCTCCATGCCATCAATCTGAGCACAATCAATCTCACCTTTGATTAGGTCACGCAACATTTCTGCTTGTTCTTTAGTCATTCTGTTTGCTCCCAAAGTTTCTCACGCATCATTCTAACACATTTATTCCATTGATAGTCATTCGTGGGATGCTCTGGTGGCAGCCATCCTTCAACAGCAGACACAATCTCATCACACATATCAATAGAGAATCCAAGTTGAAACCTCATCACATTCCACAACGATGGAGGACGATTGTTAAACTTTTCAAGTAGTTTATCAAGGTCAGTCATTTTCCAAACCTATTGTAAAGGAACACTTGGTTTGACCCAGCAGGAGTAGTAACCACAATATCATAACCAAGTTTCTTGATAATATGCATCAAATTACTTGCGTGATGTTGAGCACTATCCCAACGATGAGGATAATGGTCAATAAACTCCACAGTCTTACCAGAATTTTCAAGTGCTTCTGTGATTGCTTTCATATAGAGAGCAGTGGTTCTACCAGTACCTCTGGTTGTTTCTTGTTCGTATTTTGCGATGACATCATCTATTTCTGAAGACCAGCATCTAAATCTGTTGAGTGCCCCGTAAAGGTCTTCAGCAAGTTGTTTGTAGTTAGCAGTCATTTACAATCCCTCTCTGGGTCAAAGTCAATATATTCTGTCGTAGTTCTCCTCACATAATCACAAAGTTCCACTTGTGCTACTTCCAGAGATAAGAACTCCCCATCATAATATTCATTCTTGAATGGATTATACCACCAAAACAGAAACTTCACCTGTGGGTAATACCTTGTGCGGTCTCCTTTGGTTTTTTTAACAATACGATACTTTTTCATCGGATCCCAACATCAAAGAGGTTTTTGAGTTCGTGATAAACAAGCATCAGTTCTTTATCGTGAGTTAAATAAGAACCTTCCTTCGCAAATCTTAGAAGTTCGTAGAGTTCTTTTGCTTGGTCTTCGGTGAGTGCAAGATGGTAAGTTTTACTGATTTTAATCATTTTCAATCTCCTCCGTCTTCACATATTCGGCAGTTCTCCATTCACTCCACACATACTCATATGGAGGTGGGCATAATGCTCCATTTGCATCAACTCTAAGCATATGATGACGATACTGAATATCTGGTTTCATTCCCAGTTCATTCTCAACGATACGAAGTTCAATCATTTCCTATCTCCCCATAGTTGCTCAAAATACTTACCAGCTCTACCACAATACATCTCAAAATGTCTGGCATCTTTACAACTTTCACTTTTTTTGTCTCCAGTCACCAAATCACCAGTTATGATTGGGTTGTAACACCTATCAAGTGAGTTGTTCCTAAAAAGATGACCTAACCAACTTTTCTTATAGTGGAGACAATCTTTACATAGTTTGCGTTGTTCAGTCATAAGGCACCTGTAAATCTTTTTTCCATTGATCGGTGAAGCACAACCATGCCTCTTCTTTGTGTGACATTTCTGCCATCCAATGTTGACCATTCTCATCAATCGCATCCAAGTAATGAATGCGTGTCTTGGGATCAATTGTGCGGGTAATTGAAACAAACTTCACTTTATTCATGTCTCACAAACTCCTTGTATTCAGGGATTTTACCACAAGCATAGTCAATATAACTGGCACTGTGACCAGTTTTATATGCTATTCGACATTCCATATTTTTAGTATATGCTTCTTGGAATACTTGGTTTTGTTTAAGACCCAAAAATCCTATCCCACCAAACAAAAGTATTGGGAAAAGAGTAAAAACAACCAGAAAAATAATACCTTCTTCACTGAGTTTCATAGTGCCTCCATATTATAAGATAAACGATACAAATAATCTACATCTGGGTCGTGATAGAGTTGGTCAGCAATCTCACGAATAGCAGTAGCAAGTGCTTCTTTCATATCATCTGTGGGTTC